ATTACTTCTTTGGTGTCCATCTTTATACTATTAGTTTTTTTAGTTCATCAATAACTTCATCATCACTAATATAAGGATTTAGCGTGACATGGCCAAATTCTGGAAAATAAAATTTTGGTCCGAGTTTTGGTTCTTCGTTTTTCTCTATAACGCCATTCCAACCATATAACTGGTGAACAAAATCTCCTGTTATTATTGTTTTGACGCCAAGACCGGCAGCTATATTTGAAAGACCACCCTCAGCACCAATAAAATAATCACAATTTTTAATAACAGAAGCTGTTAATGTTAATTCACTAACTGCAGTTATTTCGGATGTTTTTTGATCAAAACCATTTGGTTTACCAACTGGTATGAGTAACATATTATCACTATTGTTTAATTCTTCAAGTATGTGATTTATATTTCTTCTTTTACCACCATAACCCAAATTTGGAACATCAATTCCTATTTTGTATTCATCTTCTGTAAACAAGAAACTTTTTTCTTCCCAATTAGTTTGAACTGCAATTAGTTTATTTTTTCCATCTCTGTATGACGAAAAGGCATCCTTAACCAATTTATCGTTTGATTTATTTGTATAAACTTCATAGTTTGTATCAACATCTTCTATTCCACATTGAATTTGGAATTGTTCTATTGGGGTTGATTTTCTATTTATTGGATGTAACTGGTGAATAACATTATACACCGATTCATCACACTCTGAAAAATAAACGTTGTCAATATATGGATTGTTAAACATGAGTTCAAACGGTGCAAGTATAGATATTTGAAAATCAACTTGGCAATCATGTCCATGTTTATCTTTTAACTTTTTTGCAACAGAACTTGCAAATATATTATCACCAATGAATCCAATAGTCTTTACTAAAATTTTCATAACTTAATCTCACTATAAACAAAATTATTTACTTTCAACCAACGAACATCACTACCAGCATCAAATTCTACACAATCTGCAGATACACTGTCATATCCAAACAATACATTTTCTTTTATGTGATATAATAGTTTATGATTGTTTATGAAATCAATATCATCATCAGGTGGTTTACTATCTTCGTGATAAAGAGCATAAAACAATCCATCGTTTCTTTTCCACTCATAACCATTTAGTCTCAATCTTTCACGTGTATCATCATCTTCCTTTCCCCATCCACGATAATATGGATTCAAACCATTTACTTTTTCAAATAGATTTCTATGTAAAACAAAAACACCACCTGAATGATCACCAACGTTCATGTGAAAATTTCTATAACCAGCAGGTATATCTTCATGTTTCCTTTCTATATCATTCATATCCAAAAATTTTACTCTACCAACTGGATACAAAGGGGTTATTTCATCCGTATCATAATCAACTCCAGATGCAGGGTAATAATCTACATCGTGGAATACTAACAGTTCACCTTTTGATCTTTTAGCGGCGATATTATACAAAGAGTTTTTCTGAAACTTATCATTATCATCTTGTTCAACAACAATTATTTCATACTCACCTTTCCTAAAAATATCATGCAATCTCGGCAAAAGTTTTATTAAATGACGTTCTCTATCTCGGTATGATATTATTATTGAGTATTTCATAATCTATCGTATTGGTGAACAATAAAGTATCTATCTATTGTATTCATATCAAATGGAACAAAACCTTTAGCAATAACATCAAGATGAACTGCAAAGTTATTTGTCAAATCGGTAAACATAACATCATCTTTATATGATGTTTGTATCAAATAATTAAATGATGTTTGATCAGCAACAAGTTTTTTACCAACAGACATAAGATAAATGTCTTTACATATATTCTTTACATAGTGTCCACCGCCACCGAAAACACCAACATTGTAAACTTCTTTGTCCATCAATGTATCGGTTCCTATTCCACCCAAATTGACAAACAAGTGCCGTTTATTCCAATCTTCGTTTTCATATTTAACAACTTCACTCGAAGCAATTATTAAATTATGAGGAACATATACAAATGGATCCCTATTGAAATAAACATCACGGACATCTGTAATTAGAACTTTATCATATTCGCTTTCATTTAGTATTTGCCATATATGGAAAAATCTAATGTTGTGAACCAAATTGTATGAAGATTCCAAATCATTGTTTGCGGTATTCGTTTCAAATTTTGTTGTATATTGACCATACATATCAAACTCTGGAACAATAACATCTATGTTTTTTGATAATAGATAGTCTGATAGTTCTTGGTTTGTATTATTATACAATAATAGTATTCGTTCACAATTAAATCCATTTGATGTTTCGACCCACCTATCAACATCTTTTATACCATAGTTTCCACTTATAGCACCGATTAACAAATTACTCATAAATCACTTCCCATGTTTGCATAAAAACTATTTTGTGCCTCTTGTTTATGAATAGACTTCATGTGATACAGACAATATGCCTCATCATCTGGAAGATTTGTATAACTTTCATATCCAGTTATTCTTTCGTGAACCATGTTTTCCCAAAAAATAGATTCGATATTTTTGTATATGCGAGTTTGGTAGTCTGGCCAATTAACTCTTTCTTCATCATCAAATCTCCAACCCCATTTCTCAATATGATTTGGTGTTATATCAAAAACAGTATTCCATCTAGGAACTAAAAACATATCTACTTCTTCATTGCTTTCTAATACACTTTTCAAATTAGCAAGAAGAAACTGTGAAGGAACTTCATCTGCATCTATATTAAATATCCATTTCTTTGAACAGTATTTCTTTAAGTTGTTTTTGAACCTTGAGAAATCATTGTTGAGAGGAAACTCTATTACTGTCATATTCTTTATGGTATCAAGATATTGATCAACAACTTCTTTTATTCCATCAGTCAATCTTTCACTATCAAGTTGTATTATCAATTCATCATCATCGGTAATATAATTTGAAAGTGTATCTAACAATATGAGCAACTCTTTTTCTTCATTACATGCAGTTATAGTATATGAAATCATTTCGTTTCCTCTTTTTTAAGTTTTGTTAATTTTGGAAGTTGCTGTAATTGTGGAAGGTTTATCTTCATTCTCTCAGCAAATTTTGGAACACAAACATCCAACATAGAATTGAATTTATCATGCATTGCATCGAATGACCATTTATTTTTCATTTGTTGTATATTCTTTTTTGATGATAATGCCATCGTTCCATAATTTCTATAAATTTTATCCATCATCTTAGCAGCAAATTGATAATCAACTGTAAACCATTTTGAACCGGCATTTATTACACCATCCCAAACAGAAGAAGCATGAACATCTTTTAGTTCTCCTTTTAGTAATGTATTAAATTTTTCATCCACAAAATCTACCTGACCACTCCATCCTGAAACGAGGACAGGTTTACCAGTTGTCATAAATTCTGCAATAGGTCTTCCATATCCTTCACCTTTTGTAAAGGAAACAAATGCCTTTATCTTCGGGTGATTGTAAAGAGAGTTCATTTCCCTTTCATTCAAATCACCATGTAGAACATAAACATTTGGTAAATGTTTCTTTTTACTCATGTGTCTTATCAAATTAACTTTCTCAACAATTCTACTCCTATCGGTTACAGAAAATGTACCCGATGATGTTTTCAAAACAAGTGCAGGTGGATTTGGTGAGTCTCCAAATGTTTCAAAGAATGTATGCACTAATCCTGAAACATCTTTTCTATCTTGTCCGAAATCGCCTTTCATCCAATGTCCAACAAATAAGAATGCAAAACTTTCTGTAATCTTATCAAGTTCTTCCTTTACGGATGTCTCCAACTCTACATCTTTATCATATATTTCTGTTCGGACACCTTCATGTAAAACTTCTATTGGAACAGTTACACGGATTTTTCCAACAACTTGATTTGTTTGTTTATCTCGTTTTTCATATTCTGTATTTTGAAATACCCACTTTGCATGATTGGATGGAACAATAACTGTATTCATACGGTTACACCCTTCTACAAATTCGGGAGAACATACATCGGTTTCTATTCCAGCTGTTACACCAATGTTATATTTACCAACGGGTTGAAATTCATTTGGAATTGTGCATTGGATCCAAACATCTGGTTGTGACTGCAATGGTCCAGGTATTATTAAATCTAAAATTTGTTTATGGTCTGGATCATTTTCATCCAATGCATTCATTGGTGTATGTCCCCAATTTATAGATAGAATTTTTATACGAAACTTATCCATTTTAATAAGTGACAATACTAAATCTCTAGCATGAGATCCATATCCACTAACAGTAGCAACCGGTCCACAAAAAACTAATTCTGGTTTGTAACTCATATTATCCTCACGCTAAATGTAATCCAAATCTTTTTCTTTTATTAAAATTATCAAATGTGGCATTTACATTATTGATTATTCTGTTTGCCATATTATCTACACTCATACCAACCTTTTCTTCCATAATAAATTCACGACCTTTCTTTCCGGCCTCAATTCTTTGTTCCTTTGGAGTTGTATACCATGCATACAAAGCATTCCCAATATCTCTGAAATCAGCACGGTCATCGAAGATATATGGGGTTGGGACAGAACCTTGTAACGATATATTTGATGGCCAAACAGGTTTAACCCATTCACCATGTTTCAAATTACCCCAAACATCTTCTCTATGTAATGTATGGATTTTTATGTAATCATCTTCTGTGAAATAATCATTTGTTTCGGGATTTATGAATCCACATTGGTCTTGCATACCACCAGTTACATTAACAACAATAGGTGTTCCCGCAGCAAGTGCTTCTGCAGTTCCAAGCCCGAAACCTTCATTTGATGCCATGTTAATAACAACATCTGCACAATTATACATCACGTTCAATTTTTCTGATGGTATTACTTTATCATCAAATAAAACTTTATATTCATTACACAGTTCTCCAATCAATGCAATCAGGTCTGTTCCATTTGGATCGATAGGTTGTGTGTGCATTAAAAGTAAACAATCTTCCGATGCATTACCACCATTTTTATCAACTAACTGGCAAAAGTGTTTGTATGCGAGTATAACATCTCCGGGATGTTTACGATGTATGTTTCTATTGTTCCACATAACAACAAACTTATTCGGATTATTTCCACGTAATCTTAAATTTTCAAATTTAAGTGCCTCATGTAATTTATTTTTTTCATCAATGGGTGTAAATATATTCGTATTTATTCCGTGTGGAACATAAGTTATTCTATTTTCTGGAACATCTTCTCCAAATCTATTCAATACTCGGTGGTTGATGCCATAAGTTTGTTTTGAAATTGCCATCAATAAATCACAACTCGCATACGCTTCTTTGTTCCACATTGGATCTGTTGCAGTTTCACCCACTAATCCTGCACCATCCCAAATGTTCAAATACATTAGTGGTATATTCTGGCGTATCTCATGTTCCATATCATACAACCATCCCCAAAATCTTGGATCAGTGAAGTGTAGAATGGCATCCGGCTTTTCATCTTCAATCAATTTACGAAGTAAAAACGGATCACCATACCCATCATTACAATATATTCTGACATAGGCATCGTTTATGCCGTGATTCAGTCTTAAATCTTCTGATAGGTCTAGGACTTTGCCTTTGTCTGGATGATTTATAGCGGCACCAACTTGAACCCAATCAAATTCCCTAGCAGTTCCCATAACTATATCCCGCGATACAGTTGCAATACCTGATGTGAGTCTCAAATCATCTGACAGTAATAATATCTTTTTCTTTGCCATGTGAAACCTTTATATGTTAAAAAACTTTTGTGTTGTATTTGTTGAAATACCGTTCATGTTAATAAGCATTTTACGGTATGGTTTGAATTTGTAACCCATTTGTTCTAACGAAGAATTAAACCAATCTTCCGAATAATCATCTTTATTTCTTTTACCATTTGAAACTATTTCGTTCATGTCACGAACAAAGTTATCAAGTTTATTCATGTCTCTGGTTAATCTTATCAATCTCAATCTTCTTCTGTTATATTCTTCTTCATCTTGTTCTAATCTTTGTATCTCTAATATAAGACTTTTTAACGAATTTTCCAAATCATTTATATCATAAGATAAAACTAATTCAGCAAATTCTGTTCCCTTAAACAAATCAATATATGTTTTATCATAAATTGGAATAGTCATTAAGTTCTTTTCTATTTGAGCATATTCAAATCTTGGTGTAATGAACATTCCGAAGAACGGCACTTTTGTATTTGTTGTTGATATACTAAATCTACAACCAGATAAAAAGTCCATCATACTTTCCATCGTGTATGTACCTGCAAGCACCATTGGTTTATCGTTATCGAAAACTTTGAATACAGTTGGATCCAAATCAAAGTCTGGAAGAAATGTATCACTAAAAGTTTTACGAGAAACATTTGCGTGTTCTGCTAATATCTTTACATGATTGAAATAATTTTCAGGTGAGTAAGTGTTTCCAATATGAACTAATTTCTTTCCAGACAAGTCTTTCAATCCCATCTTACCCATTGTTTCTACTATCGGTTTGAAGTTCCCATGACCTTTGAATTTAGCATAGTAAGCACATTCTGAAATGTATGGTAATTCTTTTTTGTCTACCCATGATTTTTCAATCCACTTGTCATAGATACTCATGTCAATATAACCACCGACTTGAAAAGTATAGTCAGAAGTTCCTCTCATTCCGATATACTCTTTGAGTGCATCCACAAAGAACGGAGTGTATGTTAAGTAGTAGTCACTATACTTTATGAATGCCGGAACACAGATAGTATTGAAATGCATGCCTTCATACGGATATATCTCATGGTCAAAGAATGCAGTTATAGTATTCAACTGACAATACATCTTTGCCAATTCAATCAGTCTTTCTCTATGTTCTGGTTTTCTTTTTTGAATACCATCAACATCGTAGATAAATTTGTTGAGATTCAAAACAACAATATCATAACCTTCCAATTTATCTTTCAATTCAGCTATTTCCATTTCGGAAATATCTATACAGTTCTGATATTCAGATTTGAAATTGTTTGTTTCACTTGGGTTAAAATAAAAAGTATCAACACTATCAAGTGATGATATATTTTTAGTGAATGTATGTATGCCCCTATAAACTGATAGGTCAATGATTGCCAATTGAGCTATTTTCACGAAACACCTAAACTTCCGGTTAAATGATTAAGAATTAGTTTTTCTACCAACCCACTCAACTTATATCCATTATCACTACAATAATTTACCAATTCTTCTTTGAGTTGATTACGTATTTGAATACTTGAGTATTTTGATTTTGCGTCCACAACATTCTCGAATGATTAAACATATACATATAAATATGTACTAATTTTAGAAAACATTAGAAAATAGTAGATTTATTTTTAGAACGGTAAAGTATTTCTTTCTTCTTTCGGACAGAGTTCTTCGTTTTTATTAAACTCACAGTATTTACAATTTGAATAATCACGTCCTGCATCTGGCGTTTGTATAACATCCAAACGATACTCACCTTCTTCCGTAAAGTTTGTTGTGATAAACTCTGCAATTTCTTTCTTGATATTGTTCTGTGAAACTTTGCCGTTGGATGGTTCAAATCTTTGAACTCTTTGTTTCATCGCTTCATACTCAGCGTTTTCCATTATTTTACGGCGAAGAATTAAATACTCAATGTGTATTTGTTCCGGACTAACACCATATTGTTTTGCATAATATGTTTTGTAAAGTATCAACTGTGAGGTTTTAACTTTATCAGTCTTTGCATATTTGTTCCAACCATTCGTGCTAGTTTTGAAATCATATATGTATATGTCTCCTGTTTTGGTATTCTTAATTACCAAATCAAGAAACCCAACTAACTTTACTGTTGGGTGAGTTTCAAGTGGAACTATGTTTATCGGAACTTCTATACCAACCAATTCATAATCTTTCTTTTGAAAGAAGTCTGCACGATGTGCCTTAAACCATTGAATAATTTGAACACCATCGGAATAGTATTCTTTCAACTCTTTATCATTTGAGAAATGAATACCCTTTGCTTCTTCGAGAAGTTTTTTATATTCACTACGAATGCCCGTGTGTAACATTTCATCAAGGTCAAGTTTATTTGCCTCAACGATTGATTTCTCATAAATGTTTTTTACATATTCTTGCAATACCTCATGCATAACCGTTCCAAAAAGAGCAGCGGTTGATGGTTGATAGGTATAGTGTTTATCTATGTAATTCAGTTTCCATCTATGAGGACAGACTTTCCACATTTGATATTGTGAGAAAGATACTTTTCTGTTGGCCATTATTTACCCCACTTGCCAGACTGAACAAGTTGTGTGATAATACCATATACTGAAATATCTTTGAATGTATCATCAAGACTTTCACCAACTGCATCTTTTGAACCAAACATAATCATTTGTTTGTAACGATTTATTTTATCATTCAATCTGAAGAACAAACCTTGTAGCGAAAGTTTGCGGTCTTCCTCTCGTTCAAGAGAACTACCCATTGATATATTATCCGGTCCATAGTTGCTTTGTTTTGCACAAAACAATTCATATTGTGCCTGTTGAATACGCTTAAATTCAGCAGTCATAATAGGAAATTTCTTCTCCATTTCACCAACAACTTCTGATTGCTTTAGACTCAAATCTCTTTCGGTAATTGCCATTTTAGTATTCCTCATTTTACAGTCTTTAATTGTTTTTCAAATTTTTTAATATCTGATTCTGGTGTTCCATACTGTTTAAGTATATCAATCAGTTCATCTGGATTTTCTTTCGCCAGATATTTGATATACCCATAAACTTCGTTCCTTCCCAATTCATAATGGTTACAAAATACCGATACCATTTCTGGTTCAATATCTATTTTGTTTTTACCTTTTATGTATTTGAGAAAGAACGATTTTTTTGGGAGGACATCATGCAAAAGTTTATAGTAATCCTTTGAAGATAGTATTCCATTTGAATATGTTTGAAACTCATTTATGGCTTCAACAAATTCAGGTTCCATTGAAAAGAAACGAGCAATCATATAATTGCTCCAAGATTTAGTATCTTCTTCTGAAAGGTCTTCCCACTTCGTTTTGCGAATAGTGACACCTTTAATATGATCAAATAAACTTTTTGCAGCCATGATAATCCTTAATCATTAAGTTGTTGTCTTTTACTTGGTAAAAATTCATCGTTAATGTTTCCACATTCCAAACAAGCATAGGTTGGAATCGGTAAAATACCTTCTTGTCCTGTTGGTGAAAGAAGAGCAGAAATCTTCTTGAAGAATGTTACTTCATGGAAAAATTTATGTCCACAGTTTGAA